GCAACTGTAACTGACCGTAATCTTGCCCAAGTAGTCAATGAATATGCAGCAAGTTCACGTTGTAAAGCAACATATAAAACCCCACTATAAATCTTCATACGCCTTACCCCACCACTACCGGTATATGTTTGTAAGAATGGGAATGTATTATCTACAGAACCGTCTGCATTTAATTTAAAAACATTTGCTTGAGAACTAGAAGGTTTTGATACTCCTTTATATGTAGTAAGATCACCACCAATTAATATACCACCATCATCTGGTAATTGTACCATTGTACGAATAATACCATTCACCTCAGAATCCGTGTTAAATGGATAGGTAAATGAAGATGCATTTGGAGTTATGTATTGCACCTTTTCCAGATTTGCAAATCGTTCATTTATAGCATCAGTGTCCCCATAATTTCCGCTAACAAAGACACTGTAAGTACCTCTTGCCAAACCTAAATCATCCGTGCCTTGTGTAACTTCAATACTGGAATCCGTAGAAAACAAAGTATCCCCTATAATTTCATTTATTATATCTTTGTCTTCTATTTTCTTATAATCCTTAACTGTTACAATATTAGTTGATTCTGCTGCGGTACGTGGTCCTGTTCTCAAATTCCAACCTGTATAAAAACTATATACAGGTACTTTCCTAGATTCTATATCTACAACAGAAATGGAAATATCCTTTAAGTCAATTGGTTTCTTAGGAGAAACATTTTCATCAGGAAAGTATATATCAAATGCTAAATAACCACCTTGTGGTGCAAACTCCTTATTGTTATCTGGGTTATATAATGGGATAGCAAAAACATTATCACGTCCTCTGCTATATCTAGTAGTGGTAAAACTAGGAGCGTGTACACTACCGTTCAGATCATACCATGTATTATACATATATTGTGTAATACGTTTACCTGTTTCTGCTGGCAACATACATAATTCAATAGGCATTGTACCAATATCATCAGTCCAATATCCTGTTGAAGCTGATAATTCACTATATTGAGTAGCTATACTCTTATTAGGAATTGTGTATTGTGCTATCTCATTCCCTTCCCCATCCAATAAAACTGGACGAATAAATAAAGGAAATGTTTTACCAGTTGTATCCCCAGACGCAGTCCATAAAGCTGATCCTGGTATCTCATTTGTTTCCCCAAAATGCGCTGTATCAGCTACTCTAATTTGTCCAGATAATGCAATGTACAATACATCTGCTTGAATAAACCTTTTAGACTTAAACCTTATTCTATACCCCGAAGCAAGTATAGGAATAATACGGGCAAAACTTTCCTGTGCGTCCCCTTCCTGTCCAGTTCTTACAACAAAGGAAGTCTGTAATAAATCAGTAGGAAATCTATCTATGGAAGAACAATTTTGATAATGTGTTTCCCTAAACAAAAGTTCATCGTCTTTATAATGGTCCAAAGTCTGTACTACATTGGACACATTTTCAGGTGTGACCCCTATATTTTCTTCTGAACTATATACATATTTATTAAATTCAATTTTTATTTTGTTTTTTGCAGATGTGACAGCCAAAGATGGAGTTCCTTGTATTTCATCTAATGCTTCTGCGTCATCATTAATGGTAACAGTGTCAACATAATCAAGTGTGTCAAACTCATACCTTTTACAAGGAATGGATGTTTGTGGTAAATAAAGTGTATCAATAATATAAACACTATTATTGTATATAAACAATTTTGCACCATGGGCAAATATAAGTCCTTCCAAAACTTCCTTCATTGTCATAGGTTCCCCTAATTCATCATAAAAATTCTCAGATTTAGAGTAAACTCTATGATAAATAGTTTCTTGTGGACCTATAACTGACAATGTAGGAACATGATTAATGTATATATAATCATAGTCAATATCCAGTATGGAAAGACAGCGTTTTATTATATCCAGATTCCTTAACATTCCCTTATATACATTACCGTCCTCATCTAAAAAGGAAAATCTGGACAACAAAGCCAATCCATTGTTAGCGGTCAATCTTATATCATAATTTTTCAACGAACCAAAATCATCCTGATAGACCTCTGTATCCAAATAACCGTGAAAGTTTAAATACTGACCAACTTGACCGTATCGAATATAATGTTTCACAGCCATACCCTTTATATCGGCCTTGTAAAACTCACTTAGGAAATCAAACCTTTCGGGACTAACAATTGTTATTTCAAGACCACATCCAATTAAACAGTCTTTTGAAAATACATCAATAGAAGGGTATTGCAGAACACAATCCCTAACAGTTAATTGCTCCAGTGAAACGACAACAGAAGGTATCCACCATTCCAAACGGTGTCTGTTGTTTTCAAAGTCGTTCCATTCTGCATAATATTTTAGATTCATGGTCTGTATGATTTTACACGTCTGTTATATGTATCTAGCACACCTACTAATCTGTCACCTTTGATCTCAAATTCTACTTGGCCAAAAAATGCAGGATTAGGGTTAATCATTGCCTTTAACTTGTCAAGTGGGGCTATTACTTCAGGGTTACTTTTTGCGCCAGGATATTCGCCCATTAGCCCCAAAGTTGGACCAGAAACAATACCACCTTCAGCAAATGCTGGAATAATGGCATAGTTAGCTGTTGGTTCTTGTTCTCCACCACCTAAACCTTTTGCAAATGTATTCCTTACCATAGCTCCGAGAGCAACCAAAGCAGCACCAGCAGCAATTGCAGCATACGGATTGCTGGCAACTGCATCAAATGCAATTTTTGCCATACCAGTTGCAATCAAAGCACGTCCTAATGATTGCAAGAAATCTGCAATAACAAGTCCTAATTTTTCAAATATTGTAGTACCGTCCTCTACCTCAGAAAATAAAGTTTGTATAATATCCCCTAGTAAGTTACCAAGGGATTGTGACATTTCCTTTCCTATATCCACAAAACCCTGCATTGCTTTTTCTGCCTTTTCTATTTCATTTTCCAGTTCTGATATTGCTACTTTATTTGCTTCTATAGAGGGGTCAAGTTTATCCAATGCTTGTTTTAATTCGTTTATATAAGCAATCAGTGCTTTATATTGATTAGTGGCATCAAACGACTCAAAATTATTTAAACTTTTAGAAGCAATTGATATTATACTATTGGCAATAGCTTGTCCCGCTTGTTGTATATCTGCTGTTATTTCGTCAAATTGCCACCCCAACATTTCCAATTCCCTGGACCCCTCTTGAAATCCTTGTTGGATAAGGTCTTTCATCTTTTGATTTAACCAATCCGCCTTAGCACCTAATGCATCAAAGCCTGGTAGCAATTTGCCCATCAAGTCAAATTGGCCAAAAGCTCTTTCCATTTCATCAAACAAAGATTGAAAAGCAAGGTCTTGTTGAGCAGCTTCCAATTCTTGTTGCAATTGTGTAATAAGGTCTATAAGATATACAATTTGTTGATCATTAACAGGGAGGTTCTTATCCTGAACCAGGTTAACTAATGTATCTCTTAGATATTTAATCTTTTCCTGTGTTACATCTATTTGTAAACCAAGATTATGTAATGCATCTATTTCACCTAACCCTTCAATATTGGTAAATACCTTGGATATCTCATTTTTTAATCTTTTGAATGAATTGTCCGGAATCTCTGTATTACCTTTCAACTTATTTAGAGCAGCCTCTATTCCTTCTATTTCCTTAGAAACAAGAGAAAGCATATAAGTCCAATCTTCTACTTCTTTAGAAGCATCTTCGAAAAGCCATCCATCCTCTTTGGTTAAATTGCGCATTCCAGAAACAGCATTTGCCAACCGATCTTCTAATTCTGTTTGGACAGCTTTCAGTTCACTTAAATCCCAATTTTTAATCGCCTCCTTAATATTTTCAAGCGGATTCGCTACAAATGATGGAAAAGCCCGCCAACCAACTATACTCCTCCCAATATTAGCAGCTTCCAGCAACAAAGCCCCTTGTGTTTTCTCGATAAATGCATTTCTTTCCTCCGCTAATAATTTTGTCTCCTTTCGTGCTTCCTTTAATTTGCCTATATAATTAACTAATCCACTAACAAGAGCCCCCACAGCCGCTATTGCAAGCCCATAAGGAGCAGCTATTTGAACAGCATTATAAAGGGTTGCCGCTTTCCGTGCAGCTTTGTACGCATTGGCGATACCTATTATTGCTAAGCGAGCTGCCCCGTACAGCTTTATCATTTTTGCAACAAGTGTTATAATAGGACCGAGTGATACGGCTACTACTGCTGTAACTTGAATGAAGTACTTTTGACTATCGGACAATTCCCTCCACCAAGCAGCAAGATTTTTTATACTATTAGAAAAGGCTATCAGCAAAGGAAGTATAAACTCCTTTAATGATGTTCCAAGTTCGATGAGTGCATTATTTGAGTCCGACAGAGCCCTATTCCATACGGCTGTTATCGTGTTAGAATACTCCTTAAATGCCCTATCTGTTTCTCCTATTGAATTTTTCATTTGTTCAGCAACGTAAATATTTTCTTCCATTGCTTCCCCAGTAACATTTAAGAAGGCAGACAAGGCTCGGATGTTACCAAATACATCATCCGCAATTTCGATACTACCTAAATCATATAACTTGTCCTTAAATTGGATTAATGCTTGGAAAAGTCCTTTTTCTGCAACTGTCTTTCTAAAGGCATCCGCAGACCAGTTTAAACTCTCTAATGCTTCATGTGCCTGAGAAGCAGGCCCCATTAACTGACTTAACAACTGTCTTAATTGCGTAGCAGCAGTTTCGGCAGTAGTACCAGTTCTGGTAAGCATAGCCATCATTCCAGAAATTTCCTCAAAAGTCACACCCATATCAGCCGCAACTGGTAATATGATACCCATTGCAGCCACAAGGTCTTCAAATTCAGCCTTTCCCAAAGCTACTGACCGGACAAGCATATCAGTAACCTCAGAGGCCTGCAATCCACTTTGGCGATAGGCATTCATTGCAGAAGTAACTAAGTCAGAGACATTCTTTACCTCTACTTGATTAACAGCCGCCACTTTTGCGGATGCACTTAATATATCTAAAGCTTCTGCTGTGTCTTCAAAACCAGAAGAAGTAATGTATTGCATAGCATCAGCCAATTCCTTTGCCATGATACCTGTTTCAGACGCTAAATTCATAACAGGTACCCTCATTGCCTCTACTTCATCCTTGGCAATTCCTACCATAGTCACCATCATGTTCATCTGATGGTCAAATTTCTTTTCAGCATTAAATGCCGCAGCACCTAATCCCAAGATAGGTGCTGTGACATACATAGAGAGATTCTTCCCAAACTTTTGCATTGAACTGGCAGTCTTGTCCAAACTCCTACTAATGGACTGGGAAGACTTTTCCGCTTCAGTCTCAACTTTTTTGAAAGAGGTTTTTACTTCTTCCATAGAAGCCTTAAAATCCTTTATATCCAGTCCTAGTTGGGCAATTAATGCACCTATTTTTTCTTCACTCATTGCCTTGCGTTTTATCAGGTTTAATCTCTCTTTTTTTGCGCTTTTGCTGTTGATTCACATACCTGTTTTGCATACTAGCTATTCCCTTCATTGTAGCCCATATTTCCTCAACAGATTGTTTGCGCTTACCTCTATTAGTGTCCTTATCCCACGGGAAGGGAAACAATTTTGATGGATTGTTTTCTATTCTCTTCATCTGTCTTCCTGCCGCATTCCAGATATGCAACGTTATGAATCTGGCCGCTTCCATCAATGTTTGGACTTGTTGCTCTTCCTTTTTATTCACAATCTCCAGTGCTATGAAAAACTCTACCGGAGTAAGATCATAAAATTCCTGAGCAGACAACCCCAGTCTGGATATAGCTATTCCACATAATCGGTCATAGCTATATCCTCCGTGGGTGTTTAGTTTTTTCCCTCCTTATCTACACTTTCTTCCTTAGCCTCTTGCACTAGTTCGGCTTCTTTTGGACCCATTTCCTTAAAGAAAGAAGGCATATCCTTTAGGAAGGAAACATAGCATTGGTCAAAAATATCCTCAATAACTTCTGGATCATTAATATCCACAGGAGTTCCGTCTTGGTGTTTTAATGTTGTTCCTGTTACACGTAATCCTTTTTGAAGTGAATAAAAGAACAACAATTCTATATCGGCTATTTTCATATCCGACATATCTACACCAAAAATAGACCTTCCAGTCTTTTGCTCAAATCTCTTTAAGCAACTGATAGTCAATCTTACTGGAACTTCCCCAAATTGTGTTGCATAATACTTAACCATGATTAATAGTTTTAATTGTTAATAAAATCTTGATTAGATCAAATAATACACCTTATGTTGCAGTACTTTGGTCAGTACTTTGGTTAACCTTTCCGGAAATTTGAATAGTAACATCACAAGTAATCTTATCCCCAATAGGAATAGAGATTGGAAGTTCTGTTACAAATCCATTGAAAGTAAATACAGTTTCATCTTCATCAGGTAGTTCGATAGCATATGATTGAATTTCGTCAGACTCGAAGTCTGCATTCAACACGTCATAGTTGTCCCTGGTGAAGTTCATGTTCAGTGTAACAGTACCGGGTTCACGTAATCCGGCAATGTACTGACGATAGCCGTCAACATCTTCAAGTCTGGTTACTTCAATTGTTTCCCTTGACTTGGTTGGTCCATCTATGGAATTGATTTCTCCAATTGCTGCACCATTCCTTTTAAAAATGGTACCTTGACCAGTAATTGCTTCACTTTGTGCCATAGTTCAAAATAATTAAAAATTAAACAATCATTTTCTTTGTGCTTCCATACTAAAAATAAGAGACACCCTGTTTTTTGTATCCCATTCCAGTACTTCCGGAGTGAGTAATACACTTACCAAGGTGTAGGTTCTTCCATTAAATTCAAGTCCATATTGCCCTTGCAATACGTCTATAAGTTCCCAAGCATTATTCATAGCCTGTTCATAGTTTACATCCCTAACAACCACCTGAAATGCATCTCTAAAATACAATTCTTTTTTTAATCCTAAATCAGGTCTGGTCCCATTTATATCGTATAAAGTTACACATGTATTCGGTTGATCCGGCATACGTGCTATGAATAAATTTTGCCCAAATACCCATTTTGGTACATTGGCAGTTATAAAATCCTTTATATCAATTGTTACAGCGTTCATTTTGCAGAATCTTTTAGGATTTTTATAATAGTACCTTCAGCAGCTTTCAAATGTGCAAGAAAATAGTTTGAACCGGCTCCAGGTCGTTTCCAATTTGCCGTATGGTTCTCATGTACTGGAATTGCATAGTTTGCAGCAAATCCAAATACCATCCCACCATTTTTAGCCAACTTTTTTAGCGTAGATTTTGCTCTGGACTTGATGGCTTGTTGCTGTTGTAATAGCTCTTGTTTAACACCCTTTTTTCTTCCAGCAGTAGAGGAAAAACTACTTTCAGAACCCTGACTATCTTGTACAAAAGCAAAATAACTAGCCCTTAGATTACCTGTATCAACAGGAACTAATGGCGTGTCAGTATCTACTCTTCTGTATATCTCCATAGCCACACGAATATATCCAGCACTGGTAATGTTCTTTTGAAAACGTCTTGTTTTCTTATTAAGGTTCTTCATTACCTTATCCACACCCTTTATTGTATATAGCTTAGCCATTTTTTACAAATAAACTGTTTTGACAAAAACTGTATTTGAAAATATCATTGGTATTCTGGTAAACCGTTGTACTTCGTATGCCGTTGTTATGTTTAATGGATTGGTGTCTGTAAGGTCCCCAATTTCGCCAAGGAATAGGTAATCCTTTCGCGAAATGGTACCGGCTGAGTCTGGTATAAGGACAATTGCTTTTCCGTCGAAAATTTCGCCTCTATCGTCTTTTTGCAAACCATCGTTGTCTGTCCACCTAACCTTTATCTGTACCGGATCAGAAAATAAAGACATACCCATTCCATCAGTACCTAGGTACTTCCAATGTACACATGGTTGTACACAAACTCTTTCTATGAAATCATTGATAGCCATTATTATTTACCCTCTTTTATAACCCACATTTTAGCCGCTTTTCCTGCAATGGTATTCAAAGTACCAGTTGTATCCAGTGCAATGGCTTGTTGGCCATAAGTGGTTCCTCTCAAACCAGTATAAGACATTCCAGTATATCTAATGTAAGCACCTCCGGCTCCTTCTTCTCTGGCCTGTCTTTCCCGGCTACTTGCAATTAAGTGGGCTGTCATCCACCTGTGAATCTCCTTCATAATTTTTGGAGGCAGATCAGTCCCTCTCAATACGTCCATCATTGCATCCGCAGATTCAATAAAATGAACCATATCTTCATCAGGAATAGTTGTAGGGATAATAGCCCTTACTTCATCAATAGTTATCGTTGACATAATTGCTTATTTTTACGTTGTTTCCAAAATTTAGGATCAATTTTTGACAATATTTCCGACTTCCAAGGTAATCCCAACCATTCCAGTAATTCATATACTTCCCTGTAATCTCCTTGGGTCATACGATTTGGCCAAATTGTTTTGCAATTCATTCCACCTACCATTATCATATCCCTCATACCAACTTCATAGGCACTAAGGTAAACCCTCCATTCTTCTTTGGTGTTGCATTGTGTCATATAACTAGTGTGCATACATGAATAAATAATATCACTCATATCCCGCCTCACAAGTACAACTTTGGCATCAGGGAAGGCATACTGAAAAACCGGCCAAAATAAAGCTATATCTGAATGTTTTATGGCCCAAATTCCACTTTTGTATCCTTGTTTTTGTATAATAGAGCATACTTTGTCTCTAAAGTCTTGTGGAATCATTTGTTGCCCGTGTTCCTCATACAAAGTTTTTATTGTATTAATCAAAGCATCGTATTGCGTATTTTCATACATTTTATCCACTTTACCAAAATAAGCACCGGATATAGCAAGTATATTTGCTATCAGTGTCTTGCCAGAACGAGGACAACCAGTTATCAGGATGGGTGGAACGATCTTCATATCTTATTTATTTAAAAGTAATCCTTTGCTTTCACTTTAGGGAAATACGGTATTTTGCTTACCGCACTTGCATTCAATATTTCAATTTCTTTTTCTTGTGCATCTTTGTAAATATCCCAGGCCGACCGCATGTGTCTTTTAAAAGATTTAGTTGGATCTTGTCCTTTGCTTAATTTGGTTTCCATAGAATGTATGTGTGAACCTAATTCTGTACAAGTCATATCCATACCCAAAAGGATAATCCTTTTTGCACCAAAATGATAAGCTAAATCAATAGCACTCATACCACTATTGGCATTAAAGCATACGGCATTCTTTTCTGGTGACAAACCCCATGCTTTTTTAGTACTACGTCGAACATATTTTATATCAGCCGATTCTAAAAGCTCTCGGTCATTGCCTATATCTGGGTTGTTTGTTATACGCAATCCTTCAAATTCAGCAATTCTTGTGTCCATATCACTCTGTGTGTACATTTCCTTGTCAGAAAAGTAAAATACATCAATCCAGTTTCCTATTAAAAAAGCATGATTGACACCAATTACATGTTTATCATGTATAGGGGCTAAATAAGGTGAATATTCCGACAAAGGTAGTTCTCCGTTGATAACTTTCCTTGCTAGCCCAAACGGAATACCAAATTCAAATAGTAAAGAGGTACCGCACCCTATAATCCATGCGGTACCACCTTCCCATATTTTTGGAATTTTCCAAGCCATAACTTACTCCTGATTTTCATCTTGTTCATCGTCCCCAGACCCTGCAAGCAGTTGTTTCAAATACTGTTCAGCAGGACCTTTACGGAGGTTCTTCTCACAAAGTTTTTTGCCATTGGCATCTACTATATTGTAAAAGCCTTTAGCAACTTCTACAATTTTGTAAACATCATTGGCCTTCTTTGTCTTTTCAACAATGGTAGTAGTCTCTGACTCTATTAACTCCAAAGAGGACAGGAATGCCTTAGGAATGTCAATTCTTCTGGCACGAAATGTGTCTCCTCGCTTTATCTTTCTACCATCCCTTAGAATAAGGACACCACCACCTTTTTTTCTCCAAAGAGAACCGGATTCTTTTTTTACGTTTGCCATAATAAATAATATTAAAAGCTTGATTAGCCTTATTAAAAATTATGCTATGTGGAATACACCACAATTGCCATTGTAATCAGAACGGATTTGAGGAACTTGGATGGTCATTACTTTGTAATGAGTGGTCATTCCACCTTCTGAACTCCATTCTACGTTTTGGATGGGCATACCCTTAACCAAACGAACTACATCAGGACGCATTTCGACAAATATAATATTGTCAGCTGCAAGAGTATCTGATACAGTGATACCACGGATACCAGAAATCTTCAAGATACGTTCACGGATGGTTTGGGCACTAGCACCAGAAACATCATAATCTTGGTCAAGAACGGTTTCGTATGCAGTTGGAATATAGATTTGGAAAGGACCATACCTACGTTCATTAATAGCAGCTTGTTTCCAAGACAAAACCTGATCAACAATCTCTTTTGGGGTAATGGAACTATCGTCCCAAGCTTTGGTGAGGGCAATATTGTTCTTGTCTGGATGGTTTACATAAGAGTAAATTACACCACCACCATAAGAATAGGTCTTATCAGTAAACAGCATTTCTTCCAACTTCACAGCTACTTTACGGGCAGCACGTTCTGCCATAGTAGTATCTAGAGGTTCCCCTTTAGTTCTGGAAGCAGCCAATACACGTGCGTTGATATCATAATCAGCGTAGGTTATTGGCAAGGGCAGATATGTCATTCCGTATTGAGGAGCATCCCCTTTACCACGACGAACACCATCCATAGAAAGTTCAGCTTCAAGAGCATCACTCATGGTTTGGCTTTCCAGTACAGTAGTACCAAGACCATTTGGCAGATTGTAAACCAATCCAGCAGCTTCCAAGTCAGATATACCAACCAGACGTTCATCAGCTACACGAATTACAGCAGTGTCCAACTGTTTCCACTCGTCTTTCAACAGGGTTGCAGCATTGACCTGAAATGTTTGGTAGCTTTCTTTCTTAGTAGGATCTCCACCTTTGTAAACAGATACATAGGCTTTACCATCTTTGGCGATATAAGGGCGAAGCATATCACCTTTCATTCCATTATTTAACAAACGAGCAGCAACATTACCAGATGCAGCACCATTTGGAGTCAAAAATTCCATATCCATTTTTATTAAGTTTTAAAGGTTTACGAATTAGATAATTCTTGCAATAACACGTCCAGTTGCAGATTCAGTTTTTACAGCTTCTTCAGCAATAGCTATCGCTACTTCACCGGAACCTTTCTTTTTAAGAACACCACCAGTTGTGATAGCAAGTTGATCCCCAACCAAGATGGTTTGACTTGCTGCAAGAACAGCATATACAACATCACCACGTTGTGGAATCCAACATTGTACCATAGCACCAGTAGCATAAGCATCATTGATAGTCTTACCCTGGAAGCCATCGTAATCAGCTACCATAAGACCTTTTTCTTCATTAGCAACAGGAGCTACTTCTCCGTCACTATTCAACGCAATAAAAGTACCTGGAGTGATAGCAGAATCAGCCGGATACTCAGTAACTACCTTTAAGTAGTCTTTCAATTTAATAATGTGTTTAGCAGCCATTGTATTCAAATTTTAATGTTAATAAATTAGTTCTTTGATCCGCTATATACGGAAGGAATTGGTAGGAAATCAGTGTCATCTTGTTCTTCGACTCTACCGGCACCTAATCCAGCATAATTGTTGATAGAAGCATCTTCTTTAGCAACTGACTTAGCAAGTTTGCTAAGGGTATTGAAATCCATAGCTTCAAGTTCTTCCTTAGTCCACACATCAGAAGACTTGGTTACAGTTTCAATGTAATCAGTCCTTTGTTGAGCATAGGTAGCAAGACCTATTTCAACAGCTTGTTTATCCTGTTCAGATAACAAAGAAAGCACTTCTTCCTTTTTGAGAGAGTTCTTTTTTAGGAAATCAATAGCACTATTGACATCCAGAACCGGAGCAGTTTCTTTTGGTTTGTTGACCATAGCTTCTACTTTTGCCAAAGCATCTTCGCTCAAAGTGGAAAGCCATGCACGGTCACATTCAGCAAATTTGCCATTTGCTATCAATTGGTTTACTTTTTGTGTAGTGTCCATAGCATTTTTATTATGGTTATTATTAAATTTAGTACGCTGCATTTGTTGCAGGGTTTCGTAAGTCACATTCTTTCTAACTTCAACAGGATCCCCATTGAGGACAAGTTCATTTTTATCATCTACGGAATATGATTGCTTATACAGCTTAGGACTGTTATTAGATTGTCTATTCCGTATGCGATACACGAAAAAGTCTTCATGGACTTCTTCTACGAATGCAATGCGTACATCATTATCCAGTGTATTGACATAATTATAAACCATATCCATAATACCGTTTAACGAAACAGCATTATTCACCGGAATAACAACTTCCCCATTTTCATTCAACTTTTTGTACAAATCAAAATCGAGCATGTTTTCATTCTTTTGGTTACTATTATTTGAATTAACACGTATGCCACAACCATCATCCCAACTACAAGCTCCAACTTCATCCGGCAATAAAGCCAAATGGTCAGGATAATATTCGGTGACAATACCTGTATATGTTTCATCATTCCATACACCGTCTTCCTCTTGTACCAAATTATATACCCCAACGGATACATCCATAGGATGTTGTGTTTGGATGTATGTTAAAGCCCTTGGTGAAACAGCCGCTACTTTCTGAACACTAATATAAGCATCTGCTTTCAATTTTCCATCTTCAAATCGAGTATTTTGTATAATTCCAACATGTCTGGAAAGAGCCTGTTCATCATAAGCACTTATGTATTCCCCCTGATCATTTTGCGGATGGCTTATTACGACTGGAATACCGTTCCATTTTTCAGTGTTCTGGGAAAGATTTTCTGCCTTATGCAGTAATGGTCCACCGGAACCATGATGAACACCTTCAAGCATCATAACAACTGGAACAACATAATACTGTTGTTGTTCCAATACTTCTATTCGCAAAGCATAGTCAGCTGTTACTTGCTTACTATGTAAAATTAAAGTCTTTTCCATCAGTATATAGGTTCATATGGTAAAACAATACATCTACATTGTGGATGAACTGGTATCATATTTTCTGCTTCATCCAAACTAAACAACTCCCCGTGGTAAGATTGGCACTCTGAACATACTCTTTCGTCCCCAGCTGTCCTAAATTCAGCTTGTACATATACCCCTGCCAATCCCCAATTCCTGTACTCCTGAATCATTGCCCTGTGGTGTGCCCTGATTATTTCAGTTCTTGCAATGATTTGTGCCCTTCTCTTTCCAGGAATAAACCTTCCCAAGGAATCTGTTACACCTAAATCCTGTCCGGCACCAGTGATAACATAATTTAGTTTCCTTGCTATCACTCTAGGATTGTCACCATTCATCATTCCCTCTGCAAGTACCCTACTGATTTGTGTACTCATCTGGGAAGTCACACCTTTCAGTTCTTCAAATGCCCTTATAAAAAGGATACCGACTCTGTCCATGTGAAATGGTGTACCCATTACAGCCTGAATACCACCAGATTTTTCAATACTATCCACTTTCATACCTGCTTTTTGCATTTCCATTCTGGCCCGAATCACACCTCTCTTATAGGAATCCTCAATATACATATCAGTCCATCTATCATGCAAAGCTCTTCCTAGTTGTGGATAGTTACCAACCGTCAACAATTCCCTGTCTATCATAAGTTGTAACCATTGCATAAATGCAGTTACCTTAGTTTCATCAATTGGGAACCTGTTTGGTGTTGTTCCTTGGTACAAGGATATCCTTCCTTCCCTAAGGATGTTTCCGCTTTCAATTTCGCTTCGAACTTCACGTGCAAATTTATTAAATCTCACATTCATTCTATTCACGAACATGTTCCTAAGTACCGTTGTACGTGTAGGATCATAGCCATCCTGTTTGGCATTCACGGTAAATATATTACTATTTTGGCAAATATGACACATTTTGTAAAAATTTTTTATTCCTGTTGTGCTTCTTCTTCCTCACTTGATGGAATTTCCCTGTCTAATTCCAAATTAAGTACACCTGCTTTTTCCCTCATCTTGTGTACCAAAGTAATTTGTTCCTTAGTCAATCCAAGGAATAGTTCTACAAATACATCAGGTGGAAGTACTTCAAGGGCCATTGGATTTTGTAAATATTGTTGAACCGCAGCAGCCCTAGTCTTACCTGTTTCAGCCCTTTCCTTTTCAGATGGAGCAAACAAATCACTCCAAAGAACCATGAAATCCTCAGTTTCTGGCTGTGGCAATATATTGTATTCAAGCATCTTTTCTACAAATGGGCGGATGATGCATGGTTCAACCTGTTCCAATCTTCTGTCTTGTATAGCAACCTTCCACATGGTAGCATCTTGGTCGGAAGAAAGTTCACCTTTCTCAGAACCTAACAAAATACGTTGTGGAATACCGGTTACTGCTGAAATCATTTGTATCTGTATAGTAACGTGTGGCGTTGGGTCAGATATTTGTGGTGCCAAACTCTTTAATTCAATACCTTCCTGAATAAAGAATCGACGAAGATTGTGTTCATATTCATCCATTTTCTCTTGAAGTAACTTCACCTGTGCGTCACTCATACTGTATTCCGGATCTACCTTTCCTTGGAAACCAGGCCTTGCACCACGCCAAAACATTTCAGCGGAACCACCTATCAGCTTTTCCAAATCTTGCAGACGGTTGAAAACAGCTTCCATTGTTGGAGTACCTTCATTTTCATCCTCCATCAAGTCCCAAGCAACGTGTATCACTCTTGAATGATGTACCTTCAAAGTACTTGGACTTTCGCTTTTGTTTAACTTGACGGTTATATTATAAAATAAAGGCTTGCCAAATCGCGAGGAATTGGTGTTATCCTCAAACGAATCTATTTTAGCGGACCCTTCACCCAATGGCTTAACATAAAGCAAGGATAACCCCTTCTTTTGCTTTACAGGCTTTGCAAAATCTTGTATGGTAGGTGTGTCAGAAAAACCTAACAACAATACACCATATTTTCCTAAACAGGTAAGACGGTCCAATCTGGCAAAGTTGTTTTTCAACTTCAACCTCTTTTCCAACCTAGTCCATTCTTGTTCAAATTCAGTGTCTTCTGAAGCACCATATTCGGATACATGTAAATCCCCAGCCCATGTTGCTTCAACGGGACGTTTGATAATAGCTTTGGCTATATCTTGTCTTTTGTATTGTCGAATATAGTCTTCATAGGATAAGTCCTTTTTGTATCCAAATGTTTGATACAAGTCTCTTTGTCCACCAAAGGATGTTCCTAATTGGGAAGCCAAACGTAATCTAGCAATTGTTTCTGCAAGTACGTTTATTTGTGCATCATTTAATTTAGTCCTTTCCATATCAATATACTTTTACTTCTTTTTTTCTTGCTAATTTAGAAAAAGCTCCTGAAGAACCATCGACTTGATCCTTATAAGTTGAGAATGGAAAGTATTCAAGTTCTTGTAGATACTCTTCATTCCAAGGTCCGTGTAACAGCATCACGTTGCCTTCATTGACCTGTACAGAAAATGGGTCGGCACGATATATCTTGTCACCTTTCGGCAACTCCTTATATATAGTAAATCCGGCAAGGTTGGTAATGGTAGCATGTGCTGAATCCTTTCCTCCTGAACCAGGTTCCTGCTCTATCCAGATAATGGTTTCATAGCCGTCAGCTTGCGCAGTTTGTTTGATTATGCGTTCACGCACATCAGTACTCCATTGCCCACGTTTCACGTCCAGAATCAAATATTTGCCATTCTTCAACTTTGCCATCTTCACACCTGCTGTATAGGCACCGCCTCCTTGTGTGCCTGCCTTGTCCCAGTATCTAATCATCTGTCCATCTACCTGTGTAGGGTCAAATGTGTGCACAATGGGAATGTTATCTATCCTAAACATTCCTCCTCCAGGTGGTGTGGGTTTCTGTCCTATCTGCCCCGCATATCCATACTGCCCTAAATCTGCCTTTAGTCTCTCTATCACAGACCACGGCATCCGCTTTGGGTCCAACAAATCATCTTTGTAGTACTTCACGAATTCCTTTGGAACCACACAATCACGATAATCACGGATTTCCCCTGGCAAGCAAAGATGTTTCACTGTCCTTGCCTTGTTGTTGAGGATGTATCCGGATGGGTCGTTCTGGTGAAGTCTTTGCATAATCATGATAGTGGTAGCTGTGCGTTTGTTTGCTTTACGTGTGGACAGAGTTTGTGAAACCCAGTGATTGGCATTCCTAAGTTCCGCTTCAGAAGTAGCTTGATTGGGATTCAATGGGTCGTCCACAATTAGTATGTGTCCGTGGAATCCTGTAAGAGTACCGCCAACGGAAGTAGAAAACCTGTTTCCTCCTTGCTGTACACTTTGATAACCTGATTGTGTATATACAGTCTTCACAATCTTGAAGTTCCCCTTCTTGTCTTTGTCGGAACGTATCTCCAACTCTGGAAACAAGGTCTTGAATCTCTGACTTCGCATAATATCACGTGAATAATCAGCAGATTCCAGTGCAAGTGTCTCTGCATATGAAGCAGTGATAAACTTTATCCAGTGCCAATTTATCCAACACCAAATAGGAAAAAAGATACTCACCACAGCCGTCTTAGATGTACCAGGTGGAACATTCGCAATCAAATCATATTCCCACTCCTGATTGTTGGCTACCTTGTGGGCAATGTTCTCCAATTCCTTGCAAAGTATTTCGATGTGCCAATTCCCAACGAAATCATCGTTTGAGTACTCCGGCCAAAACTCCTGAATGAACTTATATAAACTCCTCCTCAACACCTCCCTCTTAATCACAATGGGGTTGCTAATGGCCTTCTTCACCCTCACCGATTTCGGTGGAGTGGTTCTGACCGGCCTACTGACAATCCTTTCAAAGTAGTTTATATCTTCCATGGTCAATTCTCTATCTTGAAGTCCTTCAAACCTATCTTCTCCAGAATAGCCAATTCTTCATCTGTCACGTCGCTTAGGTCATACTGACCATCGTTCGAGGTAATCTCCATCTGGATGTGCTTCTCTACCTTCTGTACATCTGACCAGTGCTGCCTTTGTCGATTCTTCAACCAAAAAATGGCCGCTGTGGTCTCTGGGTGTGCGAACTTCTGTACTCTGGTCACTATCACGTTCCCGTGTGAAACCGTGACCTGATCTTCATAATAGGCGTACCCCGTCGCCTTCTTGTACAAACTGTGCACCACCCGTCCATCCGCCTCTTGGGTCCCCAACCTCACCGCATTCCTAAACTTTGGATAACGCTGTATCCACTTCTCAATCGTCTCGACAGTCACCCCAAAGGCAACAGCCAATTCTTCCTGTGACAACCCCAGCAAACACAACCTGTAAGCCCTGGCAGGAATCGTATCGTTCCACACCTTCACACTCGCCGGCTTCGACGGCGGAGTAGCTTCCAACCCAACCTTGTTGGAAAACTGCAATTCATCTTCATAGTCCGGTTGATATCTGG